AACTCAAAGCGGAAGGATTTCCGGTGGACAGTGGGGAGAGATAGTCAATTACGACAAGCATAGCGGACCTATTACTCTCAAAAACGAACTCAATATTTTTCCAGCTCCGGGGCAGCGCTATACTATTGAGTTATGTGACAGATTATTAATCGCAGATAGTGGAGATTGTTACTCGTATCATCTTGCGTATAATTTCCCGGTTTATGTTCTTGGAAATAAATATCAGATTGAAACGATTGTAACCTCTTATGAGAAACAGGTTTCAGATACTTGTATAAATATAATGTATCCCGAACCTGAAAATGATTATGATTATGGACAGGTTAATGGGGAATGCTCTTTTGAAGTAAATCCTGTTAATCAAACCGTTGATTTAACATTTTCAGAGTCCTTAAAATCCGATGAAAGGTTTTTTGGACTTTATCGCCGGGAGACCGTAGGCGAGGGCGAAATGGAGAATCCGTGGGAGTATATTGGATTTATGCGCGGGGGTAATACTTTCGTTGATTATTTGGCAGCGAACAACACAAGTTACGATTACTTGATATCTCGTGTTGTAACTTACGTCCCACATAGCTTCGACAATCCCGGCTACGATCCATTGCATGAATACGATTATGTTCCTGCAAACGAGTACAAAGCTCATGCATTTGAAGATGCTGTTCAGACAAAATGGGACGGGTGGTCAATAACGGCGATTTATCCGTGTGAAAATGATTACTTGTCAGACACCATACAAAATCATAGAGAGGACAATGGATATCTACAGGAGTTCCAAGGCTACTATAAGGATACTATTTGCAATTTTGTTTGCACCAAGACCCCGTATAAGATCGGCGACACATGGACGTTTTATTCGGCGATAGACTCCGGAGAAATAGTATCGAATCTCGGAAGAACTGTACATATTGGCACTTCTACTTATCCGAGTGTAACGGGTACAAACAATAAATATCAGTCGGGGACATTCAGTACCGATGTGGTTACTCTTGACTGTACCTCCGAAAAAATATACGACAACATCGAAAAGGTACGCGCATGGCTTGATTTTATTACCGATGATTGTTTGTTTATTTTAAAATCTGATAAGGGAGATGTTTGGATTGTAGCAATTTCAGACAATCCTTCGCGCAGCTACGATGAAAGTGTGGACGATATTATAACAAAAGTTAGCTATTCTTGGACGGAAGTTGATTCTCCCAACAACATTCAGATCGTTGAATATTAATAGAAAGAGAGGTGGAGCGATTGGATTTTTATGAAAAAGTAAATGCAGAGTATCTGAACACCATAAAACGACCCCTGCATTTATGGAGAGTGAAACTCGAATTACTGGATCACTATGAAAATACTATCAAGTGTATTGAACAGGATATTGACTACTCAAACGCCGGAAGTATAACTTGCAATAATGCTCAGGGAACAAGAAAATCTTGCTCCATAACGCTTCTTAATGCAGATTTGAAATATATTCCGACCGAGGACAGCCCATTCTGGTTTAACCGTAAGTTTAGACTTTATATCGGTATAGTTGATAATCGTCATTATAAGCATAGCAATCATAGTGTGCGTTGGACTAACGAAACCGATACTTATTGGTTTGCGAAGGGTGTTTATATTACATCCGATATTCACGTTGACAGCACTACTCATACCATTTCTATATCGGGCGTTGACAAGTTTGCGCAGCTCGATGGTAGTCTGAACGTATTACAGGCTGACGAGATGGATACGGTTTTCGAGGTTGGTTCCAGAATCGAAGATGTTATTCGTGACATTTTAACATTGGATATGGGAAACAATCTTATCCTTGATCCGATAGACCCCATTGTGTACACCATTGGATTAAATACCTCAGTTCTGTTTAAAGAATTTACTTTGAGCGCCGGACAGTATTATGGCGATTTCTTGAATGAACTTGCAACCAGCTATGGTAGCGAAGTGTATTATGATAACTTGGGGAGACTAAATTTCCGGCGTTTGCTTAACGACGATTTTCCCTACTGGATAGGTATGAGAGCACCAGTGCATGAATTTAAGTATCATTTGCCGGGATACGAAAACCCGCAGGAATCAATAAATCTTAATGGTGTAAACAAGATAATCGTGTCAACCGACAACGTAGAGACGCCCAATGCTTCGTATACAGCCATAAACCATAATCCGCGCTCGCCTTTATGTTATGACAAAATAGGTGCAAGGACGCTGCCTGAAAATGGTGGTATTGTTATTATTAACGCGGGAAACATTGTTGACCAAAACACATACAAAGAAGATCCGACTGTCGAAGGTTTTTCTAAAGAGCTTGTCCTGAAACGTTGTAAGGATTATGGCGAATACAGATTAATGCAAGAAACTTGTCTCGGAACAAGTATTAACTTTAATTGTCCTCCGTATTTACATTTAAACGAGGGAGATGTAATCGCTATAACCGACCCGGACTTCGCGTTGGATTGTGATTTGTATATTATTAATTCAATAACTTTTCCGCTGGGTACTGATAGCTTGTCTTTGGAAATCTCAAATCTGGGATTCCTTAACTCTGATATTGCCTCCTATTCGCAGTATTCTTCGGCAAAGCATAGCCCCATCAGTTTTGGTATACACTACATATTAAATGGTGGAGAAGGAACCGAACCCCCGAATAGAACTGTAGAGATTGGGGATACATTTACAACCGCAACGGATTATGATGAATCAACACACGAGGTTTCATTCTGGCGCAATGGATATGAACTAATGAATTGGGTTGACAATATTAATGGAACTATCTTTGAATTAGACACGGTGTACACTGTTCCCAATCAGAATTTTGCCTTACTTGCAAATTGGGCTGATGTTAGTGACTATACGTTTGAACTACGAGTAAAAGATGTTATGGGCGCTGGCTATCCTTATAGTTTTGAGTCTATTATATTACAATCGTCTGACGTTTATTCAGCATCAACATTAACAGTTAATGACAAGAAATACTATTTTTGGGGCAGAGACTTTGAATCCCAATCTTCAATTTCTGCCACAGTAGATGAAGAAGATATAATCAAGTATTCTTTTGTACCCATTGAAGATGGGACTGTGATGACCGTTAATGAAGATTATATATCGAATTTGACAGCGAATGGTACAAACGGTGGCAAGGCGTATTACTTGAAATACCCCAACGCGGTTGAAAGTATCACCCTTAATGCCGCAAGACAATATCTGGAAACCATAATCTTATCTGCGAATTTGCGAACGCTAACAATCAATACTCTAACATCGGGAGATAATTTAAAGCGGTTTGACTTTAATAATTTATATGAAGTTAGTGTTAATTATTCGGATGTAACAACGTTTTTGAATGATTGTGATAAACTCGAAGAAATATCTGCAATTAATCATGTAACACTGAATTTGCTTTCTGATTATAGGTTCGGATTAAATAATATAAATAATATGTTACCTAATGTTACTTTCGCTGGTGGACTTACAGTTCCAGACCACTTAGGGACAAAGGCGTATGTATTAACTACAAGAACTTGCAGTTATGAAAGAACAATTAATGTTGGACAAGTTGATAGAATTGACCCTTATATGGGCGGCGTAGAGTTATACAACGCATCAGCATTTGTGGGTAAAATGAGTGGAACGTCTTTATATCTTAGAAATGTTTATCTCAATAATAGTTATTTAGCACGTAATTCAACGTATAATTTGATAAATATTGATGGAAACATTAAGCTGGAAAATGGATCAGAGTTTCTATCTGCTCTTCAATTATCAGAAAATTCGGAAAGCGTTTTAAGGATTAAGGGTGACTACTTATATGTTGATTCGAGTATGTGTTTGGGCAATATAAAATTTACAGAAGTTGCGATTGAGAATGATATTATTTGTCGCGGAACAATTTCAGGTGGGACTACTCGTATGATTATTGGTGGCACAATGAGTTCTACTCTGACTACTATTAAGATATATGGCTCAGTAGACATAAATTGTGGAAGTAATGATATCTACTTTATTTATAATTTCAGTAATCTTACAGATGTGTATTTCTATAACGACAACTTTTTAATTGTTGGAAGTGGAAATAATCGCATTTTCGATACACTCGCCAGTGCGGATTTCAAAGTTCACGGTAGAGCCAACGGAAATGTACAAGCATATTGTACCGCGAATAATATTCCTTTCGAGGTGATTGTTGATGACTGATTTAACTGCATTTAATCAACTCGTAAGTAAGCGATATGAAACCTATCCTGTCCTGCGAAGGAAATATGGGATCGTTAAAAAAATCATATCTTACGCGAGGGCGATTGTTACAGTCGAAGATGAGGAACTATTGGATTTGCAGGAACAGTACAAAGAAAAAGAAGAAGAAAGACAACAGGCGATTGAAAACGGAGAAACGCCGGAGGAAGATGATTCTGTAAGTCGCACCAGAGACTTATCGCTGTTGAATAA